CCACTGGAACGACCTCTCGTACGCCCGCAAGCGCGCGGTGATCGTCGGCAAGGAGGAGAACCTCAAGACCCTGCGCGAGACCTACGGCAGCGAGGCGGATGCCCTGGCCGCGGCGCGCGGCGAGTGGCGCCGGATCCGCCGGGGCGTCGCCAGCCTGAGCTACACCCTCGCCCGCGGCCGCGCCGACCTCTACCCCGAAACGCCCATCCGCGTGTCAGGCATCAAGCCGCCGATCGACCGGCGCGAATGGTTGACCAAGAAGGTGAGCCATTCGCTCAGCGACAGCGGCTACACGACTTCGCTCGATCTGGAGACGAAGGGCGGGGAGTAGCCCTCTACGACTCAGCGAGCGCCATCCACACCTCGGGGTCCTGTTCCTCGCCTGTGTCGCGATCAACAATCGGCTCTGAATCCGGTCCAGCTCCTCCTCTAGGCGCCGCCCAATGTTTTGAGTACTCTCGCTTGACGTGTCCATTGTTCGGCGTATACAGTGATTACGTGCTCAACAGTTTGAGCACCTTTGTAACGGGTAGGAAGACGAGCCAACCCAAAGTCAACGACGCGCCCCTAGTGGAAAGGGTCGCCACATGGAGACGGACGTATCCGGCCGGGACCACTGGCCCCGTGTAACGCCCGTAATCATAGAGAGAGAGCCCAATGAACGCCACCAAACCCCCGTCAACCGCGAGGCCCCCGCGCACTCCGACCGTCCCGATGATGGTCCGCCTCCCCGAGGACGTGGCGGCCCAGGTGCGCGCCCTCGCCGAGGCCGGCGACCGCACGCCCAGCCAGCAGCTGCGCCGCGTGATCACGGCGGCGATCCGCGACCAAGAGGTCCGGCAATGACGCAGCCGCCGCGCCACTCGGGTCCAGAGCGTAAGGGGGACACGTCCTGATGGCATCGAGAACACCCGAGGCCAGCTCTCATCCCCACTGCGTGAGCAACCTGGATGCGGCCAAGTACGCGGCCGTGCATGACTTCCCCGGTGGTGCCAGCGCCCTTGCAGCGCTCGTGGGCCTCGCGCCGTCGACCCTGTGCAACAAGGTCAATCCGAGCGTCGACACCCACCACCTCTCGCTGTCGGAGGCGGTGAAGATCCAGGCGATCACGCAGGACGGCCGCATCCTCGAGGCCGAGGCCGCGGCGCTGGGCTACGTGGCCATCCGCCTGCCCCGCGCCGGCGCGGGCTCCGACGTGGAGCTGCTCAACGCCTACGCGAAGTGGACCCGCGATATCGGCGAGACCGCCGAAGCGATCCAGACGGCGCTCGAGGGCGAGATCGACGAGGCATCCCTGGCCGCGATCCACCGGGGAAATGCACGAGGACTTTGCACGCGCGCTGGAGCTGTTCGCGCGCGTTCGCGCCTTGGCGAGCCGCGCGACGCCGACACCGGAGTAGGGAGAGAGATGCACACCCAGGGTGGAGGCCACACCAAGTGACCCGGAGCAACAACCCTCGACTGACGTGCCCGCATTGCGGCCGGTTTGCCCGAATCCGGCGCAGCAAAGGCCTGACGCCGACCATCCGAGAGGGCGTTCTGGAATGCCAGGACGCCGAATGCGGCTGGCGCGGGAATGTCATGTTCGAAATCACCCAGACGCTCTCACTGAGCCTCAAGCCGAACCCGGAAGTTCGCCTGCCCCTGTCACCGGGGCTGCGCAAGCAACTCGTGGCGGAGTCGAGCTGACCGTGAACGACGTCGCGAGAAAGTCCCGGGAGAAGGCCGAAGCCGAGCGGGCGCACAAGGCGGAGAACCTTGCCAATACCGAGCGCCTGCTGCGCTGCTCCGAAGTGCTGCAGCGCGTCGGGATCGGCCGATCGGCGATGTACGCGCGGATCAAAAACGGGACGTTTCCTCGCCCCGTACCCACCGGCAGCAACAGCGTCGCGTGGGTGGAATCCGAGATCGACCAGTGGATCGCGGCCCGGAGATCTGCTGAGCAATAACCGTCGCGGCCGTTCCGGTACCGCGACCAACACCGAAGCAAGGAGGAGCACATCCATGTCCGAAACAAAGACCCACAGCGCCGCAGCGGAATGGCTGCTGCGCAACGGCCTGAGCCTCAACCGCGACAAAGCGATCGAGGCCTGCACCGCACACCTGATCGACAGCCTCGAGGTCAGTGAGTCCACCGCCAGCGTGGCCGCGCTGCAGGCGCTGGCGGATATCGAATGCGCCGGCCAGGAGGCCTGGATCGACGTCGATGCATCCACGGCCTACGTGGTCGTGATCCGCCGGCCGAACGGCCGCTCGATCGCCTGCACGGTGAAGGACCTGATCCGCGTGCACGCGCTCGGATCGAAATCCCATCAGACCACCCACTGACGCACCCCGGTGCGTACCGATAACTGCGGGCGGCTATGAATCCGCAGCTTCACAGCGATATCCGGGAACGACTCCTCAAGGACTACGGGTTCCGGGAGCACGGCCGCTACCTGCAGAAGGGGCGCTGCCCGGACTGCGACAAGCGCGAGCTGTTTGTGAACGCCGAGGCGCCGTGGATGCTCAAGTGCGGCCGCGAGAACCGTTGCGGCTCGCAATTCCACGTCAAGGACATCTTCCCCGAGCTGTTCGAGAACTGGAGCGATCGCTACGGCCGGCCCGATAGCGCGGCCGCGAAGGCCGAGCCCGCCAGCCAGACGCCCGTGGCGGATGCCTACCTGCGCTATGGCCGCGGCTTCGACCTGCGGCTGATTGCGGGCTGGTACAGCCAGGAGACGTTCTACGACCCGAGGATCGAGGCGGCGAGCGCGACCGTGCGAGTGCCGCTAGCCAACGGCCACTGGGAGCGCCTCATCGACCGGCCCGAGCGCTTCGGCAAGCAGAAGGCGCGGATCAAGTCCGGTACCGAGTACGGCGGGCAGTGGTGGCAGCCGCCGTCGATGACGCTCACCGAGCACGACGAGATCTGGATCGTCGAGGGCATCTTTGACGCGATCGCGCTGCTGCACGTCGGCCTCGCCGCGGTCTCCGCGATCTCGTGCAACAACTACCCGGGCGACGCGCTCGCCGGCCTGGCCGAGCAGTGCCGGGCCTCGGACAAGGCGCGCCCGACGCTGGTCTGGGCGCTCGACAGCGACAAGGCCGGCCGGACCTACACGATCAAGCACGCACGCCGCGCCCGTGCCGAGGGCTGGGAGTGCCGGGCGGCGCAGGTGCCCGAGGTCCGCGGCGGCAAGCGCGACTGGAACGATGCGCTGCAGCGCGGCGCGCTCACCGACGAGGACCTCGAGGAGTACCGCTACCACGGCGCGCTGCTGATCGCGCAGAACGCGGCCGAGAAGGCGCTGCTGATGTACCAGCGGCGCGAGCGCCGCGAGTTCCCGTTCGAGTTCAGCCGGCGGGCCTTCTGGTTCAAGCTCGACGTGGACAAGTACGAGCGCGCCGTGAAGGAGATCGACGCGGACGACGGCGAGCAGCTCTCGCCCGAGCAGCGCGAGCAGGCGCTGCGCCAGGCGGGCGTGGTCACGGAGATCGCCTCCTGCTGGCCGCGGGCGCTGTACTACCAGGCCAACGCGATCACAGACGAGGCCTGGTACTACTACCGGGTCGACTTCCCGCACGACGGCCAACCGGTTCAGGACACCTTCACCTCCGGACAGCTCACGAGCGCGGCCGAGTTCAAGAAGCGGCTGATGCACATCGCCCCGGGCGCGCTGTGGGAAGGCACCACACAGCAGCTCGACCGGATGATGCGCGAGCAGACGTTCAACATCCGCCGCGTCGACACCATCGACTTCATCGGCTATTCGCGGGAGCACGGAACGTGGATCTTCGGCGACCTCGCCGTGCAGGGCGGCGAGGTCCACCGGATCAACGACGACGAGTTCTTTGAGCTGCGCCGAGGGCTCAGCCTCAAGACGCTCTCACAGTCGGTCCCGCTGGCGATCAACGACGACCGCGACGCCTACCGCAGCGACTGGGCCAACCTGGTCTGGAAGGCCTTCGGCGCGCAGGGCGTGCTGGCGATCGCGTTCTGGCTCGGCTCGTTGTTCGCCGAGCAGATCCGCGC